ATTGCAATACAAAGTACAGTTTTTCCCATCTGATGAAATAGAATAATATGGCTTTTAACAAAAGACTAATAAATACAGGTGCAGCAACAGCGGCTTGTAGTACTGATTCGGTACAGGCATTTGGTGCTGATAGTGCATTTAGCAGTAACGTAGCTTTATATCAGCTTGATGGTGATGGAGGTGTAACAAACAATGTGCCTGACACCACAACAAACTATGATGGTACTGCATCAAACGTAACCTATGCTACTGGTAAGTTTGGAAATGCAGCGGTATTTAATGGGAGTAGTAGTTATATAGACTTAAATTCTGCTATATTACCTGCAAGTGTTTTTTCTGTTTCTTTTTGGGTTAACGTTAATTCTTTGGTTAATGAATGGATATTTTCTCA